ACTGCATCAAGCCCTGTACTGCCGAGACCTAGCTGACCTTTTGCTTCCCAAACTAAGCTTGGGTTTTTGTAATAAATATCTGAGGTGGCAACATCTAAGTAGAAACTACCTGCGGGTAGGTCGTTTAAAGGTTGTATATTAGCAGGTGCGCCTGTACCATTACCCCATTGCACACCGTAGACACCAATGAAGTCTAAAGAGCCTTTCGCTTCCCACCCATTAACAGAGTGTTTGCGATAAACAGAGCCATTAGCATCATCGCGGTAGTAATCGTTAGTGGACCCAACACCACTATTAGGTGCGCCTGTACCGAACAGCCAGTTAGTGCCAACGCCATCGGGGGTAGGGATTAAGCTGGGTACAACTTCCCAACCTAAAGCAGCGCGATAGTAAATCAAATTGGTGGCGGTATCACGGTAGTAATCGGTAATCTCCCCGATGGCCCCTGTAGGCACCCCCACACCCGTTAAAAATAAGTTAGCCATATCAAACCCCTAAAGCTTTGTGAGTTCCTGTTATCTCGCATCGGTTAAATTGCATATTATTAACAAAACAAAATAAGCTGTTGCTATATTAAACAATAAACTTGGAAATTGTAAGTCTTGCACCTTCGTTAAACTGTAAAAAGCACCCACACACAGAAAAATATATATGACCCGTAGGTGGTGGGGCGTGTACCTTGACATCTGATTAAGAATCATCAAGGAACTGATTAAAATGTAGGCTAGAACCATTGCATTTGTAATAACTAGGCTTAGAGCTAACATAGCTACCCCACCCTCAACCCAAAAATTTTTGAATAATCTCGCCCGTCTTCTTTTTTAGCTGCTCAATAAAGCTAAAAACGACAGGAATGAGAGCCATAGCGGTTAAACCGATTAGAAAAGCAACGCCATTGTCTAAAGTAGGTTCAATGCCGAGATAATGAACAACAATATCTGTAGTGTAAACGGAGGTTAAAGAACCTGTGAGAATGGCGAAAAGTAAGCGGAGAATTGTAAGTTCTTTAGCGAAGGTGAGGGCGACAATACTGCCGAAGAAACCAGCGGCTGCCGTAGAGTATTTAACCCCAACAAATGTGGTGGTTGGGTCAGTCATCGTGTAATAACCATCAAGTAAAGTTTTGTATAGTTTACTTGATGGTTCTGTAAATGTCGATTTATTTCCCGATTGCCATATAGCCTGTCTTACAGACTTGTGTGACGGGTACACTCTCATCAACTCTGATGGATAAACCAGTGTTGTTTAAAGCATAGATCCCTGCACACACCCCTAAAACATCAAGGCTATTAGAGTCCCCAAGTACAGTAGGACAAGCAAAAAGAACAGATGTAAAAGGTAAATCAAAAGTAAAAGTTACATTTCTTGAGGTGTTTGGGTCTGAGAAAGACATCTCCAATTCCCATTGTATCAAAAATCCGCCCAGCCATTCAGGCAACCTTATAGAACCTTTACCTGTTAGGTTCTGAGAGAAACCGTTAAGTAAGGTCTCTGCATCTGGCCAGACATCGTTAACACCTGTATTCAATTCTCCCTGTGTTGCTTTCTCTACAAGACCTAATAAGGTGGTTGTTGCTGGGGTAGAAGCATAACTTTGCCAATTACCGAAAACACCGCCAGTGCTAAGTCTAATATGTAGTGAGGATAAACTTGACCCAACGGTTCTTTGAAGTATTTGACCCACATTGTTTGCGTCAATACGCCAAACTTTAAGAAAACCAGCGTTAACTCCAACAGGGGTCTCTGTAACACCTGAAACATAATACTCGCCTGAGGCGATAATACTATCTAAACTACCCCCACTAACAAAGTTAGGAGCAGTACCTAAGTCTTTGCCGATGCCTGCTTGAGACAACTTGGCTGAAACCGAACTATTGTCTAAATTACCGATGATGTTCCAAACTCCTCCTTGTTTGTAATAAATATCCTGCTTAGCCGTATTACGGTAGTATTGGCCGTCTGTACCTAATGAGTTACTCGGTGCGCCAACGCCACTGATAAACTCAGGGATAGCTCCAAGAGTGCTGCCGACAGCAACCCAAGCCCCGCTTTCTTTCCGATAAGTTGTTTTGAACCCGTCCAACTGCATATAGATGTCACCGTCAATGCCATCAGCATTGCTAGGTGCACCTGTGTTGCTATAAACTTTGCCTGACATTAGAGCCATGATATTAACCTGTAAGTGTTGTGTAACCTGACGCTGTATTGTACCTTAAGACTGACCATGCACCAAGAGAGGTGACGTTCATGTTACCCTCATTGATAACGCCAATGCCTTGTTCTCCAATAGTTCTGTCTCCAACGTAAGTTAATAACTCGGTGTTTGGAGGGAAATCAAAAAGTAGATAAGGTACTACTGGGTTCCCTAAAGCACTCAAAGGTCTCCCTGCCGAACCTAAACTATGTTGAATAGCTCCTTGTCCTCCTGAGTATAGCATAGGTCTAACAACCATAAATGGACTATTGGCTGTTTGTAATCCTCCTGCGTTTTCTTTATCTCCTGATGCTCCTGATGGAACAGCATGGACAGGGTTTTGTGTTATTCCTCCTGCTGAACCACCTTGACCGAAAGGCCGACCGCCTGAGCCGCCAGAGCCTTGAACTCTTTTAACACAGTCTTTAACATTCTGGATACCTCCCAAAAGCCATTGCTCTTGAATTAATACCGCTCCTGCATCTGACCCATACCCCCCACCATATCCACCAATTAACTCAACGTTAGCCCCTGCTGCTAGTTCAATGTCCACAGGGTAGTCTGTAAAGACAGCATTTCCACCGTCTTCGCCTCTATGTCCACCCATAATACTTACTTGAGAGTAGTCAGGTCTGCCTAGATCTCGCCCATAGTAGTATTCGTAATAGCCTCCATAAATAGGAGAAATAGGTATTAAGTCTCCACCATTCCCACCTTTACCACCGCGTCCCATTATCTTTACCGCTCCCTTAAACACTAACTTTGGCTTAACCCCTATAGGTAGGATACCTGTCCAGTCGCCTACAGTAAGGCCGTAACTGTTTACGTCTAAAGCACAAATAAGTAAGAAAGTCTCAACTTGTTGTTCTAGTGTACCGTCAAAAGTAAACGTAGCACTTTGATACTGACGGCTCAAAGAGTAACTCTTATCAGCCGCTAATTGTCGTAAGTTAAGACCTGTGTAAACGTCCTTGTCAATGGCGATGCTAATGTTATCGGCATCACCAACGATATCGTACTTAATAGGGTTGACCTCAAGGGCAGTCAGTTGATAACTGTTGTAGTCACTCGAGGGTTCAATTGCGGTGATGCGAAAAGGCTTGGCTTCTTTAAATATTGCTCCGTCAACAGTGGTGAAATTACCTAATGTGTATTGAGCATACTCAGGTAAATCAGCGTTTAAGAAATTTGAGGTGTTCGTCAACACCTGCAAAATTCTCTGCGAAGTCATTGCAACTCGCGCCTTAAACAACCCTGTTGTCGTTTGCAGAATTAAATCCGCTTCGGTGTTGAAGTAGATGTCGAGAGGGTCTCGTAAGAAAATCTCTAAACCTCTTGTGTGTTCGATACGTCCTGTTACACCCCAACCTAATAGTGGGTCAGCGATATAAACAATCTCTAAGGGGTCTAGGATTAAACCTAAACGAGTTGTTGTAAACGAGGTAACTATCTTCTCTGTTGTCGCGGTTAACAGTCTTGCGCGAGCGCGTCTTAAAGCCTCGCTTTCACTTGTACAGCCAACAGCGACAAAATCTAAAGGTATCTCACCGTTTTGATTTATGGAGGTTTCGTCTTGTACTTTTAACCGTGTCTCTTGCCAACCCCGTTCTGGATTAGTAAAGCTAACGATAATGCTGTTGTATTGAGTATTAACATCAGTAAAACTGTAATTGAAACCCTCGACTGTTACCGTTTCAGGGGTAAACAAAACACGCGGCTCCACCCAACGGTCAACCTTTAAACGAACATTGCCCTCGCCATCGTCAAAGAGTACAGCGTCAAACGACCCCGCTAAATTCTGCAATGTTTCCCACCCGTTTTGGTTTTCGGCCAAGGTAAGATTCATGGTGTAGCGTTTTTCGGAGTTACCTCCTGAACTGCTCTCTACGGCATTATCACAGTAAGCTCCAACGTCATAAAAATCTTGCGTATAGATGTTTAAGGTTGGCGCGTATTTACGCATTCCGTAACGGGGATTGTCCAGTAAATCATACAGAACCCATGCGGGGTTACTATGCCAAGCCGTTGTTAAAGCTCCGTTCCAAACAGGTGGGTCATAACAATCCGCACCGACAGCATTTTCAACCCTGTTACTAGGGACCTTAGTAATTAAACCTTTGTAAATGCCGTAGAAGTCGGGAATATCACTGAACTGGTCATTGGCTCTACCTGTAACGTGCATAAGAGCTGTGTTAGTGAATGACCGTTGAGTTTGGGCAAGTATCTGAAAGCTGTCGAAGATAATGTCACAGGCAACCTTAACGCTTGCGTCATTGTTAGTGTCGGGGTTGAACTTAGTCACCCTTATCATGTAGTCGTCATCGGTAATGGTGTCAACATCAACCCTAAAGTCGATGATAAAACCTGACCCTGTTTTACCGTTTAAAATATACTTGTTAAAACCGTCTGTGTGTGAGCCGACACCGAAAGTTATGTTTGACAGGGGGGGTACAAACTGAGTGGGGGTGGCATTACCGAAGTCTAAAATAACCCACGGGTCGCCACCTCTGGCAGTCTTATATTCGATGCGAAAGTTAGCGGTATTGTTATTAACGTTACCGTCTGTGTCTTCTTCAAACAATTGAGCAATGTTGATACGAATATCAAGCTTATTGATTTTACCTCTGAAATGTTCAGGGGTGTAACGAACAACAGGGGACTTCTGTAAGATATTAACCCCGACAGAGGTATTAGCAGACTCACCGCCAAGTTGGAAAACAATTATGGTTGGGGAAGCTAAACCGTTGTGAGGGGTAGCAACAAGCTCCTTAATAATGGGGTTGCCATCGTTGTCTTGTAAAGGAACATCACCTGCGTAAAAGCTCTTTAAGCCCTCTTCTAAACCCGCTATTGGCCCCTCACCCACCCCCAATAGTAGTTCAACTTTATCTTTGGAGAATAGATTGTCATTGGTAATAACAGGAGTCTTGGGCTGCTTACCACCAGAACCAGTGTAGATGGGTTTTGTCATTTTATTACTCAAGGTCAGGGTTGTAAGGATTAGCGTCAATGTTAAAGGATAAGATGTGAGGATAAACTTTTTGACGGCCATAAATCAAGGGTATCGGTGTTCCCTCTTTGATTGTATTCTTATCACCGTTAATAAATCGGCTTCGCTTATCCCCTTGTGTCGGGTCTGCTTTTGGCGACTTTTGCAGCAGTTGTAAGGCACCGCCAATAATAAGGTTAGCTCCTACCCCTATCAAAAAAGATTTAAAAGCTCCCGCGGCCATATTAATACCAATAGGGCTAATAAAAACAAGCAACAGAATCCCGATACCGATTTGAATGCCTCCTGCTTTTTTACCTCCGCCAGAGCCTTCAAAATACGGGGATATTGTCAGGGTTGTTTTACCCTCGTTTAAATCTTCGGGGCAGCCAAGTTCTTTTATTTTAACAAGGTGGCTCACCCCTTTTGGCAGATAGTTTTGAAGTTTTTCTAAAGCATCTCTTGCATTGAATGCTTCTACGCTGACAGGCTCACGCACAAACTTCGCTAAATACCCTGTTAAGACAATACTAACTAACATTGTCGTCACCTCTTAAAACCGCTTCGTCAGTGTCGATGAAGTAGTACGCCACTTCTTCGCGGCCTACGATTATATGTATTAATTTCGGCAGTCTTCTAAATAAGTGGTAATCATCTGTCGATAAGTTACAACAACCACTAGGATGGGTATGCCACATGGCAACGGCATCGGCAGGAACATCGTCAATGGCGAAGTGATTAGCAGGATTGACGTGTTTGTTCTCAACCTCAACAATGTTGTTGTTTTTATCGACAAACCCACAGCGTTCTAGTTTTGGGTGCCAGTAAGAGGCTAGAGCTTTAAATATTTCCTGCATTTTGCTGCACCCGTAAACGTAGATGGGGAGGAAGTAAATCTAACAAGTTAGTCTTACCGATTCTTTTTATGTTGGTGGTACTGACTTCGGGGTGACGAACAACAAGGGCAATACGTTGGTACCATCGTTGGTCAAGGGCTTCACACTTTGACATCTTCTCATACAGATGATGTATAAAGTAACCTGAACCGACATAAACCCCAACGTGGTTAACCGTCTTGCTGCCAAGAATAGAGAACAACAAGCCATCACCTTTTTCTAAATGAGAGATGCCAGAAACGGGTAGAGAGCAGAAGCCCTCTTTGATAAAGTTACCCATAAGCAAGTCTAACCCCTCATGGTCAAAACCAATGGGTCTAGCGTAGTTTCGTAGAGTTAAACCGTATTCTTCTTGGTAATACTGTCGGGCAAGGCCATAGCAGTCGTCTTTGCCGTCTTTATAAGGTTTATTCAACAGTTCTAACAACATAAAAATTAACCCATACTGGTAACGGGGAAGTCAGGGGAAATATATTGCCTTGCAGGAAGTGTATAACGTACACCATCTAGTACGCTTCTTAACTCAAAGTTTACACTGTCTCTGGTCAAGTTGACTATCTTTGCCAGTAACCATTTATTTCGTAAATAGCGGCTCTCGTCAGCCAGTAAATCAGCGCGTAAAACAAGGTAGCGGATAAGTTGACTTTGACGTAATCTAACGCCTGTTAGGGTTCCACCTTGTCTTGGAAGACTACCCTCAACCAATAGTGAAGAAAACAACCCATTTGGGTTGGCCACTTGTAATTTAGGTCGGCTTTGCTCACCTGTTGACTGGATGTTGTAACCACTGAATTGATGTGGAAAGTTTTCATACGTTACCCCCTGCCAAGTTATTGTTGGGTGGTTCGTGAAAGCGATAAATGTGTCAGGTTGTAAGTAATCAGGAATAAACTTAAACAGCTCCACATACGGCTCAGGAGCTAGGCTCGTTGCCTCTACTTGATGCTTAGGGTCAGACGTAACGGGTAGCATCTTCAATTACCTCGACTAAAGTGACGGTAAAACTCTCAGTCCAACCGTTAGCGTTTTCGCGCAATTTAGGTATCTTCAACGGCTCTTTAAAGCGCACCTTAACCCTACCGTAAGTAGGGTGTGGATAATAGAAACTATCGTCTAAGCCGTACCATTGATAGAAATTTTCTAGGTGTTGCATACTTAATTGGTTATCGTCACTGGTGTCGGCAATGATGATGTCACCTGTTTGACTATACCTTAAACCGTCAAAGTATAATGTAAAGATTCGTTCTTCGGGTTTAGCTCCACGCACTGTGTATTGATAGTTACCACCTAATTGAACTACCGTATCTTCTGAATTGTACTCGGTGCTGACTAAGTGGTACGGGTAATCAAAATCTGTATGGGTATCCCAATAGTTTTGGTCAAGGTTTAAAAGAAAAGCAGGGCCTAATCTAAGTGGGGAGTCGAGAGCAGTATTATAAACTTCTGCAAGAGTAAACTGCACACCCTCTAAAGCGGCTTGACCGCCTTTGATGCCTTTGGGAACTTTAAGGGGTTCGGCAAAGCGAACTTTTAATGTTCCGTAAATTGGGTGGTCAAATAAAAACGTCTTAACGGTTTTGTGAATGTTATACATCCACTCTAACCAAGCAAAGTTAGTTGAGCGTTCGTAATCCGTCAACAGTTGCCCTTGACTGCCAAAATAGTATCGCATCACAGGCACAGTTACCGTGATTAAGCGAATATCAGTGTAGGGTTTAAGTGCGGCTCTGGGGGTGCTGTATTGATAGCTGCCGTCAAAGTTAAGGTTAGCGCGTGTTGACTTGTACTCCGTCTCCAACTCAAAACAAGTTAGACTTAGGTTTTGTAATGGGTTTAGCCTGATAAGGCTATGAGCAATACTATTCAACAAGACTAGCCTCCCACGCATTTGCAGGGATTATAAAAACCGACCCGTTAAACATAGGGTAATCTGTTACCTGCCCTTTTAAAACAATCTCTTGACCTGTTGACTCATTAACAACATAGATTTCATTAATTGATGGCCAAACAGTTGTTGCCGTCCATTGTATCGGTTCTACGTTTGTAATTACTGGTGGGTTGTGTCCGAACACTTTAAGGGTAACGTACTGAGGAGTAGCTAAAGTATTGATAATGCCATTGTTAGCGACAACTACCTTGTGTTTGCCATCACTAGGTCTTGCTGTTTGAGTTAGCAGGGCTGTCAGCATTATTGTTTTTGAGAAGTTGGTGAAGGACATAATGACCCCGATGGTGTTGGCTTTGGGGTCATTATAGCAGAGTATTAGTTTAGGTGGGTGAGGATGGTTGGGAGGTTTCTCCTCAACCCTAAACCAGCTTTGGCTTTAATAAGGTTATCAACGACATTCGTTGTCTCTCGCCATTGCCAGACATTCTTACGGTGGCCGTCACCTCTCACTTCTTTACACTCAACAGGGAAGCCCGCGTTTTCTAATTGACGTACCGTTCTTTGTACGGCTTTAATCCCGCTAGGGAACCCATGTTGGGTTAGTTCGTCTAATAACTGCTTAACTGTTTTTGGCTCCTCTAACAAGGTAAAAACAAGTAGGTGTCGGTAAAGTTGATTGCCAATGGTGTAGCCGTCTCTCATGGTCTTGGTCTCTGTTAGTTAAATAGGTGGTCAAGAATCAAACCGACTTCGTTATCGGTGGCTTTCTGACCCCAACGAGTCTCAGGAATACAAGGTAAGTTCTTATCCATCTCCATTAGCTCTACCAAGCCTTTGGGGTTGGTGTCGGCATTGAAAGCAAGATAGTTACGACCCATCGCCATGCTAGAGTCAATAACGACATTATCAAAGATACCTTCCCCATCAATCATCAGCTCGTACAGGTAATCTTTAGCTTTAAAGACATCATCACGGTGAACTGACACCACTAACTCATCGTGAACTAACGTCATTACACGAGCGCGTAAACCTAAACGCGGGAAGTCTTTAAACATCGCTCGGTAAAGTTTACGTTTAGCATAAG